GTTGGTTGACGTTCGCGAGGACATCCTGGCCCGGTTGCTCGTGGTGGTGGCGAGTATTCCGAATATTAAATTTGCCCAGCGCAACAATATTGAGATCCCGGAAGACCAATTGCCGGCGGCGCTGGTGTTCGACGGCGACGAGGAAACCAACGACGCGTCCGACTTGTCGATGCGGCCCGCCAACCGGCCGACCATGGTTCGCATGCACCCAGAAATCGTCATCGCACAGCAGGCCGACGAGGTTGGTTCCGATCTGACCACCTTGCGGCGGGAGCTGATCAAGCGGGTGATGACCGACACCGTGCTCAACGAGCAGATCGTCAAGACCGGACGGAATGGCAACGGCGCAATTCGCTATCTCGGCTGCCGGACCGACCTCGGCTTGGGCCGCTCGCTACAAGGGGCGCTGCTCGCTGAGTTCATGTTCAAGTACGCACTCAAAATAGAGGATCTATGAGCCATGCCATCGACGTCACCGAACGTTCAGAACTATCACATTGGCAAAGGCATCGTCAGTTTCAAGGAAACCGGCGGCGCCGCCTATGTCGACCTCGGCAACGCACCTAAGTTCATCTACACGCCGGCGGTCACCAAAAAGGAACACTTCTCGTCGCGTGAAGGCATCAAAACGAAAGATTTTACCGCCATCACGCAGATCGGCGCGACGATAAAAGTTACGCTCGACGAGATCACCGGGGAAAACCTCGCCATGTTCGCGCTCGCTACGATGGACACCACGACGCCGGACATCGTCACCTTGTCGGGCCTGTCGAAGGCCGAGTTCATCGGCGACATCAAGGTGGTCGGCACCAACGACATCGGCCAGCAGGTCGACTTCGACGCCACTGTCTCGTTCATCCCGTCCGGGGATTTCAGCTTTATCACCGACGCCGACGACTTCACGGTGATCGAACTCGAGGCCGAGGTGATGAAGGGCGCGGCCGGCGACTTCGGCGTCTGGACCATCCGCGACGGCGTACCGCCTACGGGACCGTGAGGGAGATCGGCATGGCAGATTTATTGGACATCGCACCGTCGACCGCGGTCGAGGTGGTCAAGATCGACGGCAACAGGATCATCGTGCGCGGCCTGCATGGTGATGCCATCGCGGCGATCGTGGCGCGCTTTCCCGAACTCGCCACACTGCTCGGCGGCATGGGTAGTGATATCGGGGCGCGGCTGATCGAGCGGTTCGGCAATGCCATCGGCCCAATCATCGCGGCCGGCTGCGGGCATCCCGGCGAGGAAAAATACGAGCAGCACGCCGCCACGCTGCTGGTGGAATATCAGTTGAGATTATTGAAAGCTATTATCGGGTTGACATTCCCAAACGGAATAGCCGCCTTCGTCGAGACGCTGACGAGCGTCCTCGGCGCAACGGACGAGGCGGCAAAGACAGTCAAGGTCCGCTTACGGAAATCGCCATCGCCATCACAGCCCTTATCCGGCGCGGCTTCCCGCCCGCCTTTGCAATGACGCTGACGCCGCGGCAGATCGCGGCCTATCTCGAATTCAGCGATCAGCTAGATCGCATCGAGCACGCCGACGCGCTGACAATCGCCGCGCTTGGTGCGCAGGGCGAGGGCCAGGATATCAAGAAGACGATCAAGGAATGGGGCGGGTGACTGAAAATGCCCGCTAAATTCAAGGTCAAGGTGGCCTCGCCCGCCTGGATCAAGATGATCCGCGAAAAGGAACGGCCGGTGGCCACGGCTGCGGTTGCTGCATTGCGCGAAACCGCATCGGAGGCGGTTGACGAGGGACGCAAAGACATCGCAGCCGCGGGGCCGGGATTTAGACATGCTCAATGGGTCTCGGGTTTGCGCTTTCGAATGCTGGGGGCGACCAAGGGTGGCGAGCCATCGCTGGACGCCAAGGCCACTATTTCGCATCGGTACGGCATCGCCGGCGTGTTTGAGTTTGGCGCGACCATCCACGGCAAGCCGCTGCTGTGGATACCGACCAAAGCCGGCGCTCCGGCGCCCAGCAAGTCAGGGAAAAAACTGGTGTCGGCCACCGTTGGCGGCAAGCCGATGTTGTTCGATGCCAGTGACCACGACCCTCATCGCAAGCCACTCTACATAGGGGTTCATTCGGTCACCATCCCGAAGAAATTTCACGTTATCGAAATCGTCAAGCAACACGCCGCGCAAATCGAGCAGGCGTTCATCAAGAACTTCAAGGACGACATCTAGGACGCCATGCCCAAACTGTCGGTGGAAATTCAACTCGATGGCGCGAAGGAAATAGAGCAGCAACTTGCTGGGATCAGCAAGGCCGGCCAGCAGTGCTTTGCCGATATCAGCAAGGCGGCCGAGCAGGCCGGCGGCTTTGCCAAGCTCGATCCGGCGGTGATCGAGCAAAAATTCAAGCAGCTCGGCGTCGTCGTACCGGCTGAAATGGCCAAGATCAAAGCAGCCCTGCAATCCTCTGCAACTTTGGAAGCCACCGTCCTCGGCGTTGCAAATTTGGAGAGAGGCTTCAAGAACACCACCATTGCGGCAACGTCGGCGACGGGTGCATTAGGCCTGACCAGGGGCGAAGTTGGCGCCCTGGGCAAGGCTCTGCGCGCAGTCGATCTAGGCGGTTTCGGCCGGGAACTTGCCCTGGCGAGCCGCGTCGGCGGTGCTTTTGGCCCGGTGGCAATAGGCATTACTGCGGTCGCCGTCGCCATTGTGGGCGGGGCTGCCGCTTTGATCAAGTTTGCTACAGAAGCAAGCGCGACCGAAAAATCTCTCACTCAATTACAGAAGGTTAGTGGCGTATCGTTTAAAAACCTATCGTCTTTGCAACAAGTGTTTGAAGGCGGTGGAACATCGGTAGCCAAATTTGCGGAAGAATTTGGCAATCTATCGGAGAAGATCGCGGCGTCTGGACAACAGAAGGCGATGCGCGATGCCGGCAAGGCTACGGTGGACTGGGCCAATGATATCGATCAAGTAACGTATAAATTTCGGCTCCTCGCCGATGGCGCTACCGAACCGTTTTCGCCGCTGACCACCTTGGACACCAAGGTCAAGGCACTGCTGGAGACGCTTTCCAAGGTGGATGCAGCGGATCAATGGTCAAGGCTTGCCGACATCTTCAAAAATCTCGATAGCGAACTGGAGCGAGTACAGCTCGGCAAGGCGCTCGGTCTATCGCCAGAAACGATAGCGACATTGAGCCAAGGCAGCCGGGTGCTCAGTCAATTGCAGACGCAGGCCGGACAACTTGGCTTGACGCTTACGAGCAGCAACCAGGCGGCACTGCAGCAAATGTCGCAGCAGTGGAATCAGTTTTCTGGCCTGTTGTCCGCATTCTTTCAAAAGATAGGCGCGTTGGCAGCGCCGGCCTTCGGCCAGATGTTGGGCATTTTTACCCAGGTGATGCAGCAGATTGTTTCTGATTTCCAGAACCTGCCGCTCGACCAAGCAATCGGCAATCTCGGCCAACGGCTCGGCCCGGCTTTCGACGCGATCGGCAACATTTTAGGGCCGATCATAATCTCAATAGGGACTTCGCTAGGGGAAGCTCTCGGGAGGGCTTTTGTAAGATCAGTACAGGCCTCTATAAGCGAGGGGCTTGCTAATATGGCAAATAAATGGGGCTTCGGCGGCGGCTCGTCACCGAGCAGCGGCAGCGGTGGCGGTGGCGGTGGCGGCTTTGCGGGTGGTGGGCTACTCGGCGGGCGCGGCAGCGGCACCTCGGACTCAAATCTCGCCTGGGTCTCGCGCGGCGAGTATATCGTGCCGGCGCGGGCAGTGGCGCAGCCGGGCGTGCTGGCGTTCCTCGAAGCACTGCGGCTCGGCATGGGCCATTTCGCGCTCGGCGGCATGGTGCGCGGGCCGCTCGGCCTGCCGTCATTTGCCGGCGGCGGCATGAACAACGTCACTATCGCATTTCCGGGCCTACCCGAGATCGCCGGCCTGCGCGCCTCGTCGGGCGTGGTCGACGAATTGCACAGGGCCGCGGCCATGGCGCAGGTGCGCTCGGGCGGCCGCAAGCCGAGTCGGTTTTCCTAATGCCCGCTTATACCCTGTTGGCGATCGACGGCATCGATTTCAGCCAGTACGCGGTGCGCGGCATCACCATGACGCTCGCGCCGATCGACCAGGCAAAAAATGTGGCGCGCGATTGCCGCGGCGCCCTGGCGGATATCTCGCTCGCACAATTCCGGCAGTACAAGGTGACGATCACCTGTACGGATCACGAGGTGCCGGAGCTCACTGATGTTTGGCCCGGAATGGACATCACGATCACCTGCATTCCCGGTCTCGGCGCTGCCAATACGA